GACCTCGGCGCGGATTACATCCCCCGGGACGATGGCCAGCCCGGTAAACCCTCCGAGCGCGTAGTCATTGCCGTCCTTCCAGCGATGGACGCCGATGGTGGTTGCGTTGGTTGCCCAGATCGCATAAAACGTCCCCAGGGGGTCATTGGTATTGCGCAGCATGACGCCCTGGTAGGCGACCGTTTGCCCGGCCCCGATCTCGCATTCGGACCACTGCGCCCGCCCGGCCGGATCGTCTCCTGTCCAGTAGGACATCGAACTGGTGGGGCCGCTCTGCCCGCCTCGGGCAATCCCGGAGACAATCTGTGTTTCATGGAAATCGGTCACCGTCGCCCAGTTCCCGTCGATGGGGTGCGCATCAGCCCGGTTGAAGTCATCGAAGACGATCTGTTGCAGCCGTTCGAAAACCGATGGGGCTGCCGCTGACGGCCCAAGATCAGCGATGTTGCCGAGCGAAAGGATATTGCCGAGTTCGGTTATGTTGGACAAATCGGTTAGATTATTGAGTTGCATGGTGACTCCACAATTTTAGAGTTATCAGCTGTCAGCTATCAGGCTTCAGATTTTCACTGCCCACTGCTAACTGCCATCTGGCAGATCCGCTGCCTAAACCCTTCCCCGGATCGCCAGCTCAAACGTGGTCATGTCGCCGGCTTCGGTCTTGGTGACCTTGACTTCGGCCCGGGCAGCCCCGATGCTACTGTAAGCCGGCCGCAGCTTGCCGCCGCCGTCGGCGATGGTGCCGGTATCCGACGCCAGGCCGTACTCCGGATCACCCTCGTCGTTGCGGACCGGGGTGATAACCACGCTGCAACCGTGGCTGGCTTCGAGGTCGACCTGCACATCTCTGACGCCCCTGGTGTTGACGATCGTTGTGTAGACATCGCTGGTGCCCGGATCGTCATCGGTCAGCGGGGTTTTGTTGATGGCTTCGAGCAGTCCGGATCCTGGCCCCGGGGCGGCGTTGAGTTGTTCGGTCATGGTTTTTCTCCTTTGTCGGGTTGCGCGGTCAGACCGCAAACAGCATATAGGTTAAGCCGGTGTGTTGCTGTAAAAACTGCGCGGTCGACAGCCCCATCAGGCTGGCCAGATCGGTCTCGGTGAGCGTGGACCAGGTGCCGCCGGCCTGATCGTAGGAATCATTGTCCCTGGGATCGCTGCCGTAGCTCATCGGGTTGTCGGCACTGACCTTTAGCGTGACATGCCCCTCGAAGGTGTCGAAGTCGGGGGCCATGCCGTTGTAGGTATCGAGCAGCACCGTGTCGATCATGGCGCTGCGATTAAGGTGGCAGGCCATGGCCAGGGCCTGGAGGACAGAGGTCCGGACCGGGCCGACCACCGACTGGCTTGCGTTCTCAGCGTCCCAGGCGGTGCCCGCTCCGGTGACCTGGTGGGTCTGTTGGGCCCCGACCAGACCGCTCGAGATGTCCAGGGCGTAGTCGTAACTATCTTCGGTGCCGGTCTGATAGACGTGGTCGGCTGAACTCGATGCTGCGCAGCTGGCTACGACCACGCCGCGCAGTTTGATCGTGTGGTCGATCAGGTGCGGGTTGCTGCGGTGGACCTCGATGGTCAGGTCGGTATCGTCGTCAAAATGCACGGCCGACTCGCTGCCGTCTGAGGCGATCCAAGCCGACTCGAGGACAGTGCCATCGGCGTCAATATGGCTCCGGCTGCGGGATAGGATCGGGGTGCCGGCGGCTGGGGCTTCGTTGGTCAGGGTCATATCAACGTTGGGCGGGGTGTTGGTGCCGTCGATCGACCAGCCCTCTGGCGGATCGTTGACATCTTTCGGGTAGATCCACGGCCACCAGTCCGGCAATAGCGCATTGGCCCCACCGAAAAAGTCCTGCTCCACAATTTGCTCGGCGCGGAACATCTTGCCCGCCGCGCCGAAAAACTCCGACCCGTTCGTAGTGTATGTGGTGCTGTCAGAGATGAAAGTAATCCCAAGGATCTCGGCGATCACCTCGGCGTAGAGCCCCTTCCAGGCAATGCGGTTATCCAGATAACTGAACCGCTCGGTTTCGGTCATCGGCTCTCCGGTGTCCGGGTGGAGAATCTCCACGACTGAGCCATCACGCATGTCGATTAGGTGCCCCGGGGTTACCCCGTAGGAGTCGACGGCGCCCATGGTGCGGGTGCGCAGCCCGTCAAAAAACTCCGGCTCGACCCAGTTCCCCATATATTCGATCTCGTCGACAAAGGGGATCGATTGAATAAAGAGGTAGGGCTGCGTCTCGCAGGGCTTGGGGTGGTCGACAAAACCGACCAACTTTGGCTGGCTCCAGTCGCCGTCGGTGAACGCGACGACGACCTGGTCGCCAACGGTGAAAGCCTTGGCGTTGCAGCTCAGATACTCGACCGGAACGTCGGTTAGCACGGTCGACTGGTTGATACCGAGCGCCTGGTGCCCCGAAGTCGCAGCGTCAAGGTCTATATCGGCGAGGTCGGTGTCTGTATCCAGCGCGGTGACCACCCCGGTGCGGTAACGCGGCCGCCATTTCGTGAGCCCTGGCAGCCGGCCATAGTTCAGCATCGCCGCCGCCGGGGTCATCGATAGGACTGGGGTTAATTGACCATCACTGGCCTGGTCATAGGCGGCCAGGGCGGCAGAGTCACCGGCCGGCTTGATGATATAGGGAGGGCCCTCGACCAGCCCGGTCTCGATCAACCCGACCTCTCCGGAAAGCGCCGCGTTATAGTCGGCGCACCAGGCGGTAACCTCGTGGTCGGCCGGGAGGTTGTCCTGCAGGGATTGGATGCGGTTCTCAGCCGAGACCTTACGCAGGCGCAATCCCCGCTGTTCTGTCTGGAGCGTGGTCAACGCCTCTAGGGACGAACGATACGCCGACGTGGCCATCACGACCTCGCCCCTGGCCGCCTCTTCCTCGCCCGGGTCCCCGCTGTTTTGCGCGGCCGTCAGGAGCGATATCTTGCTCTGCAGCGTCTGGTAGGCAGAATCGCGGGCCAACTGTGCCGTGGTGATCTCGGCGCCAAGGGCGGTCAGCCGCTCCGTGATGACGGAGATGTCCGCCTGTCTGGCGGCGATTTCGGCTTCCGCCCGGGTGCGATCGTACGCAACCTGGACCTGGTACTGACCTTCCCCGGCAGCGCTGAGGATGGTTGCTTTAGCCATCGGCCTCGGTAACCTCCATGAGTGAATCGGTTTTATTAACCGTCATGGTGACCAGCCCGACAACAAACTCCTCGTCGCCGCGCTCGGAGAACCGTGCCGTATCGCCAGGGCGCAGCGAGTTGTTCATCCGGCAGCGATAGCGCCGCTTGCCGCCAGTGGTGTTGGCGACTTGCAGCGCGACCAGGGTTACTACTTTCGCACCGGCGTTGTTCTCTGTACGATAGCCGGTCAGATTGACCGACGAGTTGGATGGGCCTTCGTTGATTTCTGGTGTGTAGGAGTCGGCGCGGGCGATCTCTGACAGCTGTGCACTAGCCCCCGTTCCGATCTGCCGCTCGACGACAACCTCGCCGTTCGGCCGGTCGGCGACCTGCTGCGCAATAGCGGCGGTGTAGGGGATGGCCACTGACAGGTAGCTTGGCGCCCCATCGCGCAACCGGGCGGTGATCGAAGTCGCCGGGACCAGCACGTCGGGCTGGCTGTCGGGCCCCCCCGTGAGAGTGCAGAAAAACTTCTCACTCAAGTCGAGCGGCTCGCCGGTGACTACTTCGACGGACGGGTTTGATGCGCCCATCTCGTAAACAGCCTCCCAGTCGGTGTCGCTGCCGATCTGGGTCCAAGTTGTGACGTCGACCATGTAGCCAAGCCCGTTGCGGCCCTGGGCTGAGTCCCCAGTTGCAAACAACTTGCCATCGGTGGTCACCGCGACCGAAAAGTCGGTGCCCATAAACATCGCCTGCCAGGTCTGGCCACCTCCGGTCGCGGTCAAGCTGGTGATCGGAGATGTGGTGTTGCCGAGCCCGAGCTGGCCGGCGTTATTGGCCCCGCAGCCGTAAAGGCTACCGTCAGTCTTGAGCGCCAGCAGCCCCTCCTGGTGGGCGCTGATAGTCGCCATCGCCCAATCGGTGTCGCTGCCGATCTGGGTCCAAGTATAAACAGCGGTCCCCAGCGCCGCGGTCAGAGTGCTGTAGTTGTTGGCGCCGCAGCCCCAGAGGGTGCCATCAGTCTTGATCGCCACGGCGTTGTAGGGACCGTAGTTGACCCAGGCCCAGTCGGTGTCGCTGCCGAGTTGGGTCGGCGTGGCATACCAGAGGATCCCGGTACCGACGCCAAACTCGCCACTCGAGCAGGAACCGAACCCCCAGAGGGTCCCATCGGTCTTGATCGCCAGGGTGCCGATATTGCAGGAGACCATCGCCCAATCGGTGTCGCTGCCGACCTGGCCGGGGTCTGGGTCGTCGGCGCTCTCGCCGCGGCCGAGATAATCCTTTTTGCCCCACGACCAGAGGGTTCCATCGGTCTTGATTGCCACGCAGAAATACTCGCCGCAGGCAACCTGCGCCCAATCGCTATCGCTGCCGACCTGGGTGAGCACCAGGACGTCAGTCGAAAGGTCTGCGCCACCTTGACCGAGCTCCCCATAACGCGGGTCGCCGCAGATCCAGAGGGTGCCGTCCGCTTTGATCGCTGCTGTGAAATACATCCCGGCAGCGACCTGTAACCAGTCGCCGCCGGAGCCGACCTGGACGGGGCCGAACAACTCGTCGCTGGTGGCGTTGGTCCCGAGCCGGCCGTCCGCGCCCTCGCCGGCCGCCCAGAGCTGCCCGGCCTTGATCGCGTGAAATCGGTTGTCGGCAACAGTGGTGGATGACATTAGGTATCCTCTCGGCTGATAACATGGAATGAGAGATGGAGCTGGCCGTTGGCAACCCGCTTGCTCACGGGAGCGCACAAGAAGCAGCCCCGCTCGGTCGAAACCAGCAGTTGGCTGTAGGTCTCCAACAGATAGGCTGCCCGGCCGACCTGAGCTAGGTCGACCAGTTTGGCGCGGAGATTCAGATCCCGGTCTGCGTCGGTGTAGCCACGGTCGAGGATCACGGCGCCACCGTCAAGCGTCGCCTTACGTGAGACGCGGCGGGTCTGAGTGTCCAGCACGCTGGCTTCGGTATGCGACAATACAAGCGTGCCGCTCAGGTCAAAGGTCGGAGTCGCTATTGATATCATCAGGCTATCCCCAGTAGTTGCTCGCTGGCCTCCTCATTGACGCGCAGCTGAAGTTTTTCGACGATATTCCACAACACCAGTTCAATGGCCGGCTCTGCGCCGTCCATGCTGATGTTGATGAGGGACTCGCCGGACTGCATCCGATCGAGCTTGGCGCGGGCCAGGTCGATCTCGGCCTCGGTGAGGTCTTTTTGCAGCCGGAAAGACTCTTCGCGCCGCCTCTGCTCCTCCTGTATCTGGTCCTGGATAAACCATTTGTCGGTAAAATTGCTGGCGGCGGAGAAATTATCGTAAAGGTTCCCGAGCAGGTCTCCGGTGCTGGAAATCGCCGTGCCGATGTTCGTCAAAATCTGCTTGGTGATGTCGGCGTCGGCCTTGAGGCGTTCGATCTGTAAATCGACTGAAAACTCCATCGTTTTGATGCGTTCATCGCTGGCCAGCTTCAAAAGTTCCAGCCGCATTTTCTCCGACTCGTCAGTCGCTTCCTTCGCCGCCTCGGCGGTCTTCTTGACCGGTTCGTCCATGCCCTCAAGCTCGGCCATCCGCCGGGCGACCTCGGGGGTATTCCCGGCCAACTCATAGTAGGCGGCCGCAGCATCGATCGCGGACTGTTTCGTCCCGTCCAGAGCGTCGGCGGCCTTGTCGACCGCCCCGATCAGGTTGCCGTTGCTATCAGTGATGCGCTTGATCTCTTCGTTCCAGTCGTAGGTCGACTTAGCTGCGGCCGCGACTTCGGCTTCAAAGTCTCGCAGAGGCGCGGCGCCGGCCTGCCAGCTTTTAGTGGTCTCGTCAAAATGCAACCTGCCGGCGGCGACGGCGTCTTTCAGGTCTTTGGTGCTGGCGACCGCCACACCGGTCGCGGCGGAGATGTCGCGGTATTTCTGGGCCAATGCTGCGCTGGCCTCCGTGCCACGTTTCAGGGAGCTTTCCAACTCATCCTCGGCATCCTGCCAGCTGAGATAGTTTTCGACCGCCTTGTTGACTGCCAGGGTCGAAGCTCCGACCACGGCGATCACCCCGGCCGGCCCGGAAAGTGTTGCCAGAAGAGACCCGAACCCGGATGCGACCCCGGAAACCGCCGTGGTGAGGCTGGCCCCACCTGCCAGCTTGGCGATCAGGTTGGCAACTTGGACCCCAGCCAGCGCCTGCATGCCGGTGCCGATCCCCCCGAGCGCATCGATCACCGCTCCGACCGGTCTGGTCAGCTGGTTGAGTGCCCCGGCAAACCCGGTAACCGTGCCGAGGGTCTTCTGGCCCTCGGCGTCTATGTCTATAAACCCGTCGACCATGTCGGTGAGGGCAGATATAAACGGCGCCGCGCCCTTTACCATGCCGCTCGTCACGTTGGTCAGCCCGGCCACACCATCGACCACCCTTTGCAGCACAACAGCCAGCCCCTCCGGGGTAGCCAGGTCGAGCCCGTCAAACAGGCCCTCAACCTCGAGGCCGAGGTCTTTGAGAGCTGCGAGCAGGGTCGAAAAGTCAAGAGAGCCAAACGCCGCCGGGATGTTCTCGGCGATCTGGGTAAGAAAGGCCCCAAGGCGGCCAAGCTGCTCGTCGAGTGCGGCGAACAACGGGTCGAATGCTCCGGTACTGACCGCGGCGTCGAGGGCATTGAGAACCTGGGTCCCACCGTTGATCGCGTCTTTCGCCGCGTCCCTGAACTGGTCCCCCATCGTGGTGAAGGAATTCACCCAGGCCTGGACAAAACGGTCGGCGGCGACCTCGGACGACTTTAGCCGGCTGGCGACTTCAAGTGCTGCGCTCCCGGCCGCTCCCATGGCAACAGCAGTGATCTCGCTGGTCTTGCTCAGGTTGTCAAAAACCGTGACCATGCGCGCCGATTGCTGGATCCCAACCAACTGCTGAGCAACGAACAGTTTTTGGTTCTGGTCCAGGTGCGTAAACGCCTGGGCGACATCGGCGAGGATGTCCTTGCCGCTGCGCAGTTTGCCGTTGGCGTCGGTCTGAGCGACCCCGATGGATGCCAGGGCGTCCTTGACCGGCTTGCTATCGTCGACCAGTCTGAGCAGGCCGGTCTTGAGCGCAACCGCCGCCTCGCCGCCGCTGCGGAATATCTCGATCACCGGGGTTAGCACCCCGGCGGTTTCTTCCAGGCTGAACCCCATGGTCGAAGCGATCGGCGACAGCTCGGCCATGCCGATCGCCAACTGTTCGACGTCAGTGGCGTAATTGTTTGAGACCTCGTTGAGGATGTCGATCAGCCGCCCGGCATCCGTTGCAGGGGCCTTGAACCCTTTAAGGGATGCGATCAGCAGGTCTGAGGCACTGGCGGCGTCAAGATCCCCGGCGATCACCAGGTCGAGCGCGGCCTTGGTCAGGGTCATCGACTCTTGGATGTCGAAACCTGCCTGCTTGAAATTGGCCGTGCTGCGCAGTATGTCTGTCGAGGCCTCACCGTAGGTCCCGGAGAGCATCTTGGCGTACTTCTCTGCTTCGGCCAGCGCCGCCGGGTGGTCACCGAGGACCTTTTGCAGCTCGATCGACGCGGACTCAAAATCCTTCGATTTGGCAAAGGCATAAACCAAGCCACCGCCCGCCAGAGCGGCGAGCGCGGCGTCGGCCTTGAGAACCCCGCCGGCCAGGGTTGCAAACGGATCCGTAACTTGGGTGACGGACGAGTTGAGGTTGCCCAGCTGGCTAGAGAGCGCGTCGATTTGATGCCCGGCGGTATAAAACATGGTGCCAAGCTGGTTTTCTCCAGCAAGGATCAGTTTGACTGTTTTTTCAAGACTTGCCATCAGGTCACGCCCCCTTGGCTGCTCGCCTGTACTTTATAAAACTTGTCCCAGAGTTCGGTCTCGGTTTCGGTCAGGATCCCTTCTGGGAAGAGGTCGGGCCTGACTTCGAAGAGGAATCGCCCCCGGGAGTGACAGAGGTAGACGGCGGCTCGGACTTCGGGGTCGCGCCAGAGCCTGGAAGCTTTCCCGGCTGCTTGCCCTGCCCGGTCAACTTCATGATCGCCCCAGTCAGGATCTGCATCTCGATCGGGTAGACCTCCGACAGCCTGACGGCAACCTCGCGGGTGATTTCCGGCTTGACGCTGCCGATGGTCAACAGCTCAATGCGCTTGGTGGTCTCAACTGGGACATCACCAGAAAACCCGAGCAGTTTTTTTATCGCCTCGGAAACCTCTTTCTCCCCGCCCGAGGACAAGGCGTCGACCACAGCTTGCACATCCTTGGCTGTTTCGGCGGCCGAGTTCACTATGGCCAACTCGGTGCCCGTCAATCCGCGCACCGTCCAGACCGGGGGGGCCTCACCAAAAAAAGCGGCCAGGCCAGGCACATCGACCTCCTGCTCTCTGGCCGTAAATTTCGTTTTCATGAACAGCTTTTTGTCAAACATGGGCTCTCTCCTGGGGAAAAGGAGTGGCCGCCCCACTAGGCAGGGCGGCCACTGGATGGGGCTAGCTGTTGAATTCGGCGCTGGCGCGCTCGCCGGAGATGGTTGCTGTAACGCTGATCTGGCTGGCGGCCGGCCACTCGCGGGCGATGCCGAGCTTGCCCTGGGTCAGCACGTACGGTGATTTGTTCTTGTTGGGCAAAAACTTGAAGGTCTTGACCTTGTTCTTGGCCGTGACCAGCACGTCCTTGACCCCATCGGAGACCAGGGCCGTGAACCCGCCCTGGCCGAGCGACTCAGAGGTCGAGCCGACCGACCGGCCGTAAACCTGCTGGCTCGAGGTGCTGTGGCTGGTCTCAATCGCCTTGAAGTCAACGCCGTCGGCGATTTCGGCGAAGATCGGCGAATAATACTTGATGTAGACTTTCTTCGGGGTGCCGGCGGCATGGCTCAACGGTAGGGCGCTGGAAAACTTGACGTGCGCGTTGGCTTGCGCGGCCACGTCGGCCGAGTCACCCTCGCCGATATTGTCGATATCGAAGACCGGGTAATCGGTGCGCTCGGTGTGCTGGCCGACCACCTGGTAGATCTCGCTGTCGGTGACGGGTGCCGCAGCTGCGCTGGCCAGCCGCACCTGGCCGATCTCGACTGAATCCGCCGGGATCTCCGGAGGACCCCCGGCAGCGCCGCGGGTCTCGGAAAAACTTGTGCCCTCGGTCCCGGCAACCACCGCGATGACCCCGGCGCTGGTCATAGTAATCGAGTTGATCAGCTTGTTGGTCGTCGGGCGGGTCAAAGCCTCGTCGGCAGACGCGGCGACGCTTTGAAGCACGCCCTGGCTGTAGGCCGAAAAGGCGGCGACGTCGATCACGTCATCGTTGCCGCTGGCGGCCACCGAGATCAGGTCGCGGCCGGTGGCGATACCGTTGGGGAGAACTTCGGGTTCCTTCCCCTCTTCGCCGGAAAAGGCCGCATCGGCGGCGGTAAAAATCTGGTGGTCACCGCTGTCGGTCATGGCGGTGAAGTCGACCAGGTCTGCGCCTTCTTCCATCAGAATTTGTGCGAGTGCTGCTGTCGGCATGGCTGTTCTCCTTGTTAGGTTGTTGCGTTGTCGTTATCGGCCACGATCTTGGCGACCTTCTCCTGGTCAACCAGGATTGCCACCTCTCGCGGTTCGGCGGCGTAGCTTGTCCCTTTCACCCAGGTCTCCCCCATAACGACCCAGTTTTTAGTCATCCTTATCTTCTTTGTCCTTGCCATGGCTGTCTCCTTGTCTAGTAGCTGTGGCCCTGCGTGTTGTAGGTAACGACGTAATCAAATCGCTGGTGCGTGATCTGCAGCTTAGCCAGCTCGGTGTCTTCCGTGACTGCTACCAGCTCTGCGCCCTCGATCAGAGACCAGAGGCCCGTGGCAGATTCCAGCGCAGCCAGGAGCGCGGCGGCGGCCGCCTCGACTTCTGTGACGTCCTCGGCGACAGTGATGAAGACGATGCGTGTTTTGTTCTCGACCGTGCCATAGGAAATCGAGGTGCGCGTGGTCACCTCGGGGCGGACCATCACCGCCGGCAGCTCATCGTCCTGCGTCGGAACGTAGCGCCTGGCGAGGACACAGAGCCCGGTGGAATCCATCGCGTTGACCGCTGCCTGGAAAATGTCTTCGCGCAGACTCATGGCGACACCTTCCGCAGGTAGTTAACGGTCAGCGCGACCCCGGTCGGGACCGGGGGGCCGATGACAACGTAGGCATCACCTGACGCGAGCACAACGGAAGAGTCCTCTCTAGCCATCGGCGGAACGGCCGTGGCCACGATCAACATCGGCTGCGTGGTGTTGATCAGCCCTTCGCCGAGATCAACCTGGTGGAACTCGTCGACAAACCAGCCCGTGGACGGGGACCCGTCAATCGTGACGGCTTCGCCGATATCGTTGAGGATGTCGGCAGCGTCGGCAGCGATGTCGTCATTGAATGACATGGGTTGACTCCGTGAACCGTGAAAAGTTAGGGGCAAAAAGTTAAAAAGCGTCGGCCGCGCTTGCGCTGCGCGGCACGATCGGCCGCCGGTGCAGGGTCAGCCCTGGGGCTTGGCAGCCATGTCGATCAACAAATCCTGCCGATCGAGGTGCAGACCGACCAGCTCCAGGTCACACGGCGAGATCGGCAGCGGGCTGGAGAGCTGTTCGATATCCGGCCCGACGATAAACAAGGTCGCGCCGGCCAGCGAGTTGGCGATGCGCAGTTTCTCGGTAATCATCCAGACCAGCTTGGCATAGGTCAGATCCTGCGCCGCTTCGACCACCTGGCGCAGGTCGTCGATCACCGCGTGAGCATCGGCAGCGGTGTAACCGTTGACACCTTGCAGCGCCCCGAGCTGAACGAACAGGAGACCTTGATCCAACCCTCGCGGATCGGGAAACGTGTCGAGGATCAAACTCGGTTGATCGACGCAGGTGGCCGGTGGCACAAACGGCCCCTTGGCGCAGCCAGACAGGGTAAGAACGATCAGCACGATCAGAACGAGTAGATGCGGGAGCAGTTGTCTCATGGGGTTTCTCCTTGGATGTCAGCGGCGACCTGGTCAAAAATCGCCAGTTTACGTTTATCGTCATCGCGCAGCCAGGCCCACCAGCCGCCGAGCCTGACGCCAGACCAGACCAGCCCGGCGCGATAGGAGCCGATGCCGAAATGCAGACAGAGCGCATGCAGCAAACTATCCAGCTGCTCGCGTTGCATCGGCACAGCGCAGTCATACCACAGTCCGTTGAGACTCTTGAGCTGGTACGATCCCGCGGGGAAGTCGCCCTGGTAGTGGTAGCCGAAGTCGTGCGGCAGCGCCGGTCCGTCCATCACGCCATGCGGAGCCAAACCGGTCGCGGTCCAGAGCAGGCGCGGGATCGAGGCCCCGTCAAAGATGAAATTATTCGGGACGATCAGCCGGTACTCGAGTCCGTTATCACCGATCCAGCGGTATTCAACCTCTTCGAGTGTCGTCGAGAGCTTGCGCCCGATCGGCCGACAAAGCGGCTGCACAGTTGGCGCGAGGATCTTCACAGGTCATCCTCCGTCACGTACTGGATTCTGGTCGGCTGTTTGCCATCTTGGAACAGGAAGTACATCAGCAGCAGGTTGATGACGGCGCTAATCCATGTTCCGTTCTGAAAGGCAGCGATGATACTGTCAGCATCAATCCCCGGATAGACGGTCTGGAGAAAGACCAGCGCCGCGCCGATGTTGGTTGAGATGTTTCTGATGTTCATGATGACTCCTTATGGACAAGCTGATTCGCTGGCGAACAAAGTCCCGTTATCATCAACACAGACATAAGCCGACCCGCCTGTATAGCTTCCTGCAAGATCTGAGATCGTAATTGTCCCATCGTCTTCTACGGTCAGACGGGTGGTAGACCCTGCCGACTCTCCGACCGCTTTTGATTTCAATTCAACCTTAAACGCCTCGCTTGTTGGTGTCCAAGCATTGACTGCCGTACCTTGCATGAAACCCCTGACATCCCAATCCGTTCCGTTGTAACCGCCGAAATAAAACAGCCCAAGAATGTCCCCGTCCTGTGTCGCGGTTGGTGAACTAAGCGTCCCCCTCGATTTAAGGAACCTAAAGTAATTGGTCCCGGTAGGGGAGTCGTTGGCCGAGATCATATTGAACTCAGAAGAAACATTGTCGACAATGTCAACGGCTGAATTTGAATAATACGCATCGCTTCCGAACATCACAGTATCGTCGCCGTCAAGAACAACATCTATCTCACCCGTTCCTGAGTCTGTGACCTCAATACTTGAATCCCCTTCAGCGATTGTTCCAGCAGCAACGCCATGCGTCCATTTCCCAAGGGAGCTATCGTAAATCAAACTCTCCCCATCAGCGGGTGGGTTGTCTCTGGTGATCTGAACATTGTCAATCCAAAACCCCTCCTGATTGCTGTCATAGTTAGAATTTATCCAAGTAACTGTAACTGAACCGCCAGAAGATGTGATGGAAAACGATTGGTTTTGCCAGCCATCTGCGGTAATGCTCGCATTATTGAGAAGGCCATCTACAGAAGATTCCAGGTACATGGTGACCGAAATACCACTGGCTACGGATGTTTTCGTGTTGAACGACAAAGTATAGTCGCCGTCTGGTAGTGTGTAGGTGTGAACAAGATTCCCATCTGCTAATGGTCCTGTTCCGCCGAACAGACCTAAACTGTAATCCCCAAAATAACTTTCATCTGTGGTTCTGCCGTTCCGGCTGTCTGGAGTTCCTGCACCATAGGTCAACGTCCATCCGGTCGTATCCGTCTCAAATGGGTCAGTTTCTACAAATTCGTCATTGCTGTAGGGGATGACTTCTTCATTTTCAAAATGACGGAAGGAAACAGAATCAAGCTCTGTCGGTGAAATATTATATGGTGGGCTATTAAGTTCCTGTTGGTCGATGATAACTTTGCCGGATTTTATAGCGTTTTCAGCTATATAGACGGCGTTTCCACCGCTCTCTCCATCGACGTACCCAGCAATTTTTACGTTACCTGCCTGCTCGATAGCAACATCATCCCCGAAAAACTGCCGCGAGTTATGGTCGATTTTAATGTTAAAAGGATATTCGTTAGTAGCCGGATCTTCCTTTATCCTTATTTGCGCCCCTCCAACATGCCCGCCATTCGATCGCAGGTCCGTAAAAACAGTATCTCTGACCGCCCCCTGTAGAACAAATAAATCTCTGTCGATTGCGTCAGTTTGCCAAGATTCATAATTAGCAAACCCATGGAGTTTAAGATCATAGAAAGTAGTTTCTCTGGTTTTAAGCGACTTGTCAGCGAAGTCGTAGACACCTGATTCGCCATAGTCATAAATCAACTGCAACGTATAAAATGAATTGATGTTTGTCGCGTCCTTCCAATTAGCACCACCAGCATCGGACGGTTGTGTCCCCAACTCAAAGGCCCTATGAGACCCGGAAACACCACAACCTCGAACGATATTACGGAAAAATTGAGATTCCCGGAGACAGCCCATCTGTCCCGGCCCACCATAATCAGTCCCGCCTTCAAGGCCCAAACTCATACATGTCCCGTTAAGATAAAAGAACGAAACATCCGACCATATCGTTCTATCAACGCGATTATAGGTTCTGATCCCGTTTGACCCTACCGGGTCGAGCATCCGTTGTCCGATGACGCTGAAACTGAGTAACACAGGCCCCTGATGGTGGTCATCAGGAGAAATTCCCTCCGAGTTGACACCCATCCCACCGTCTTTGCCGCCAAGTGGGTTCGGTGTAGCATTACCCCATGTGTCGTTCAGCGTCAGAAACCAGCCGCCTGAATATCCAGGTAATGGGGTAAACAGGGTGACATAACTTCCGTCACCTTCAATCAGCCCACTATCGGCAAGGACTGATTCGTCATCGTACATATAAAGGCCACCGGGAAAATGGACTTTCCCTTCATTATCTGAGGCCCAACTGGTAGCATTTTGGATGGCGGTTGTGTCATTGGAGCCGTATTTCATCCAGACATAATCAACAGCGGTCGATGCGCTATCCGTCAACTCGGCAACAGTTGTCGAAGTAACTGTGTTGATCGTTGTGACAAGTGTCACACCAGCGACTCCAGCCCCTTCAACTGCAATCGCTTTCCCGCTATCGGTAGCCGTATCTGTAAAGACAGCATTTGTGCAGGTCAAGGTTGTCCCGCTGGCACTCATGGAACAACCACCTTCTCCATACCTGACGAGAGCGTCTGAAACTGTCGTGCTGGCGGCATCAGTCAGTTCAATTTCATACGCAGAAGTCACACTATCAATTGTCGTTTCCAGATCAGCACCAGCAGCTCCAGCACCGGAAACAATAATTGTCCGAGATGGATCGTTGAAAATACCGGTCGTGCAGGTCAGGGTTTGGTCGCTAGAGGTAATACTGCAATCATTCGCTGAGATACTGAAACCGGCATGGATGATGCCATCACCCTTTGCCCCGAAATCAAGTTTTGCGTCTGTAACTATAGTGTCGTTATCGACAAGATTGACAGCCATCATAACTTCAGCAAAAGCTGCTTCAGCGTCGGTTGCGTCATAAAGCCCGCCGGCATCAGCTATCGAAACGTCAGCCGCAGTGCCACCCAAGGAAAATCCGTCAACCGCATCGGCAATCTCCTGAAGCGTGTCAGCGGATGTCGGAAGATTGCCACTAAAACCAGAAGCAACAACGGTCATGGTTGCCGCGCTTCCGGTCGGAGTCGTGTAATCCGTCCCGGCCACCAGAGGGTCTTGTTTGCCATTGGCGAGATCGTAAACCGCCTTAACCGCCGCTGAGTTAGCCGCTGTGGTGGTGCTGGTCGAGTCGACCGCGCTTGACAGCTCCGATTCTTTGATAATCGTCGAGTCGGCGGGTTCTGCCCCGACCTCACCTGGAGTCGTCGGCAGCTCGCTGTCTCTGGCAATCGCCGCATCGATAATCGCTTCGTCAATCAGATTGTCGTCGGTGGTGTCACCGGCCAGCCGGTCGGGGTCAAAGTCGTTAGACGTGGCCGGCTCGAATAGCGACCCAGCATCTGTTGTGTAGACGCCGTTGGTGACGGTATCGGCGTTACCAACCAAGTCGCCGATAAAGTTGGTGGCGTATATCTCGCCAAGAAAGGCGTTAAGGTACAGCTTATTGTTGGTCTTGAGCGCGACATCACCGGTCGCAGGGGACGCAAATGGTAGATATTTCATGCCACTGGTATTGTCGTCTACAAGAGCGACGGTGTCGCTCGCCGTGGCTCTTACCGCAGAAGTTGCGATCCCAGCTGTGCCGGTGATGTTGATCCCCCAATTGCCGGTAGCGCCGTCCCCCGTTTTGGTCGGCGCATCGGTGATTCCATAACCCGACAAGGTAGTCGGGACCCCGGTCAGGCTGTCAAACGCACCGTCAAAATCGTCCGTTGCGTCGGTGTCTGCGTTAGGATAGGTGTCCAGGTCGAGATAGTTCTGCACCCCATGGTCGCCCCAGCCATAGGAAATGTCCCAATTTGTCTCTTGCTCCGGGGTCGGGAAGACCCTAGTCGCGGTTTCGGTGATCTGGTCGGCGGTGTAGTCACCGCTCTGAGCCGTGACCGCCCCGGTGCGGGTGAAGACAGAAGCGACCGCTCCGCCGACAGGCAGGTTGAGTAACTGCGATCCGTCCACGGCAGGGAGCCGGCCGGAGTTGTCAAGCTGGACGTAGTTGTCCGGCCCGGTGCCGATGTTGTCTTTGCGCATATATTGAGGATGGTCGTCGCCATCCAGGCCAGTCAGGGCCCCATGGTCAGTTACCCCTCCTTGCGCCGAGGCAGAATATCGTAATTGGAACAAGTCAAGGGAAAGGTCGTGTGATGGGTTTCCCGTGTCAGCATGATACAGGCGAACGAGAGCCTGGCTTGATCCATTGATGTAACTAAGCCCGTTGATGACCGGCAGACTGTGCCATTTTGCCGTGGTGCTTACAAGGATCGTCCCAATACCTTCCCATGCCGTCGAGGTCGGGTTGTATATTTCAACCGCAACTTCATGCCCGGTGCCGCCATCGTAATTGCCATAAATCAGGACATTGTTAAGATTGCTGACGCCGTTAAATGTTAAGCGCACATCCACGGCAGGGGCGACGGCAGTCTCGTTGATTTCCACGCTGGTGCCATCTGCTTCGGCCATATCCGTGTAAGCCCCGGAAGCTACAGTCCCGGCGACCGCATTCAATCCCCCTACGTCGTAAACAAGCGGGGCGAGATCGGCTGGCGTCAGATACCCGGCGAGACCATGGTCCCCCCAACCAAACGCCGTGTCCCAATTAGTCTCCTGCGTGGGGGTTGGCCAGATTCTAGTGGCTGTTTCAGCGATGTCGTCGGCGGCCAGGACAACGGCTCCAGTCTGGCTGTTGACCGAAGCCACTGCGCCGCCGGGAGGAATATCGCAGGTGCCGTCATCTTTCAAGTACCCGGTGCAGGCCGGCCACAGGGCCACCACGTCGCTATAAGTCGCGCTGCCGAGATTATCGCCAGCGGTGACGCAATCGCCCCAGGAGCGGGCGCCGTTGGCAGTTGACTTGAGGCAATAGCCGTCCTGCCCTGGGTTGCCGAGAACCGGCTCGTAGACTCCGGCATGAGTATGGTTGATGTCTGCGAATAGCCCGGCAAGGTAGAGGTCTAAGGATGATTGCGTGATATTGCGGCTGCCCGAACTGGTCTCGATCCAGTATTCTCCGGTGGCCGGCGGCGTGGTGATGTCTGGGAAAGAGCCCATCCCAACGTCGTCGCCTTGAACCAGGCCGGGGAAGGATAGTAAAAGAATTAGTAAGAGCAGTCGTTTCATTCTTATCTCCACACCACGCGGTTACCATCTGAATCCGTTACAAAATCACCGTCGCTCGACAACACGTTGCCTTGTGCTGACGCTGCCTCAACCGCCGTAAACACCGCCTGCCAATCGGCCCGCGGTGGCCAGTCCGCAGCCAAACTCCGGCCCGGCCAGGTAGCCGCCATCACTCCCATCAGGCGACCTCGCGGAACAACTTCGCCGGGCCGGCAAAAAACCGGACCGGTGCCGACAAGCCGACGTTGGCCCGCACCACAAAACGCAACCCATCGATGGAGTCAACCGGATCCGCGGGTGCATCGAGGCGCGCCAAAACATTGGCCGGTGTGTGGTTGATCATCCCCTTTTTAGTGGTTGAGTCCCAAGTAACGCTCAGGACGACAAGCGCGACGCCGGGGTCGGCTGGGTCGAACACATAGGCCTGCCAAGTCCAAGAAGTGGTGTCTTCGGACGTGTTAATGCTAAAAACCTGGGCCACCGTGCTGGCAGACCCGAGTGCCAGATAGCCCGGACGCGGCAGGACACAGCTCATGAGTGGATCTCCCAGACCCTGGTCAGCCAGCCCTTGAAAAACACCTCTTGGCTGGCGTCGCGGTCGACGATGGAGTGGTAATGCTCAAACTGCAGGCCGTTGAGGGTCTTGAGCAGCGGCCCTTCGCCGACCACGTCGATCACCAGGTTGACGGCGCCGATGGTTTTGCTGCCGACCTGGCCGTCGACGAGGATGTCGGGGTTGCTCAGCAGGTTGACCGCCTGCTGCAGCCAGCGGCCGACGGTGCCGACGCCGCAGTTGACCGCCGAGTCGAACAGCTCGTTGGCGATCACCTGGCTGGCGATCTTGGAGAGCCGCAACGGCGCCCAGAACTCGGTGCGGTAAAAGTCGGCGACCCGGGTCATCAGCTCCTGGCTGTCCTTGAGCATGTCGCGCAGGTCGGTCGGGTATTGGTCAAGCAGTGACCAGCCTGACCAGTCAGGGTGATGCTTGCGCGAGATGCCGCGGAAGGTCTCGCCGCCGCGATCGGCCGGGTGGTTGCTGTAGCCACCCTCGCGGGCCATGGTGTGCATGAAGGCGCTCATAAATTCAGCCATCAGCGGTCATTCTCCTTGTGCCCGAGTTCAAAGCGCTCGAGGGTCGCGACCCGCCGCTTGAGCTCGGCGATCTCGGCCTTGAGCTCTTGCCGGCTCTGTTCGGCGACCGTGAACCGATAGGGGAACCCGGCAATCTCTTCCTTGAGGCCAAGCAGTAGCGAGGTCTGGGTGGCTCCGATCACAATCAGCAGGCCGAGTAACCAAAGCAAAAGAGAGTTGCGACTGGCCATTCCACTGTGCTCCGGGCAGGGGTGGTCGTTATTCGACATCGGGCGTCTTCCTTACATTTCAAGTGTGGCAGTTTTGTTTCGTCTCAACCTCTTGCCAATGGCCCCGAAAGGGCCACTGGCAAAGGGTCGAAAAAGACCCAGCACTGCCGGCCGCGGGGAGAGAGGTCCGCGACCGGCAGTGCCGGGGGATCACAGCGATCAGGTCCGCTTGCCTTTGATGAGGGCCTTGGGACGAGTGCAAAGCGGCAACGGGTTGCTCTGCGCCTCGAGTTCGACAAACTTGTTGAATTTGCTGTCGGCGGCCTGCTTCATGTACTTGGGCAGGCCGATGGTGTTGACGGTCTCCATATAGTCGGCCGGGCCGTAGTAGAGCTTGAACAGGCCGGGGACGCCGACTGGAAAGATGTGGCACTTGTTGGTGTCGATGAAGTCGACGCCGCCGACGCTGCCACGGTACTCTTCCCAGGTGATGCCGCCGAACGTGAACCGCTCGCCGTAATAACCGCCGCGCAGCTGAGCCGCCTCCTGCTGTGCCAGGTAGGTCTCCCGCACTTCGGTGTGAGAGATCAGATCGTCGAAGAACGCCGAACCGCAAAAGGCATGGGCCGACTTGACGGTCGCCGCCCCGAGGTTGGTGGAGATGGTCCGGAGCACGCCAGTGCATTTCTTGCGGAGCGCTCCGGAGGCCGGGGACGCGGCGTCGAGGTCGAAGTCAACCTCGGAGGCCTGGTTGACGCCAAACTCGGTGAACAGGTCGTAGATAACCGTGTTGCCGTCGCTGTCGAGGATCTGGCCTTTGACTGCGCCAAGCGCCAGGTGTTCGACGGTGGCATCGAGGCTCTGGCTCATGGTGGTCATGCGGCCGTTAATCACTGACTGCACGCCTTCTAGCTGGTTTTCGCTGCCAAAGGCGCGGACGTTCTGCACCTCGTCGGCCAGAACCGTGTCATTGACCGGAAGGTGCGGGATGATCAGGCTGCGGGCCCGGCGCTTGTTGGTCTGGTTGCGCTGCCCGGCGGCGCCGCGCGGCTTGTTTTCGACCAGGTAGAGAACGCCGTCTTTTTCCTCGATCATGACCGAGGTCGTCGAAACGCCCTGCTCCTGGAACAGGCCGAGGCCCATCACCTGGCCGGGGATGAACGGCACGTTGTTGATGGCATCGGTCAGGCTCAGAACCGAAAACGCATCGCTGTTAAAAATGTCCAGTGCTCCCATAATGTTGGTCTCCTTTTAAATTGGTGAAAATTCACTCGGCTTTGTGAATCAGGTCCGGACGAGGATGCCGACGGCTTTGAGTTGGGCTTCTGCAGCGGCCTGCTCAGCCTCATCGATGTCGGACGGCCAGGTCAGCTCGTTGCCGTTGACCTCGGCGTCACGGACAATGCCGACACCGTCCACGTCAGCGGCGGTGGCGTCGTAGTTGTCGTAGGCGATGGCTGCGGCGACTTCGGACCCGTCGGTGCCGTCCTGGTTATAGGCGACGTACTTGCCGGATCCGGCGGCAACGGTAATGACGATCTGGTCGCCAGCAGCAAAATCGTTGGAACCGTCGGCCAGGGTGAAACCGAGACCGCCGCCGCTAAACGCGCTGGCGACAACACCGGCGCCGACGTTAACGCCGTCCGGGTCTTCAACGATAAAATCGCCAACATCGCTGCCCGGCTCGATGACGGTCAGAGTGTAGTCGCCGGCCTTGGCGCCTGCGCCGACGGTGATGGCGCCCATCGTGCCGTTGCCGGTGTTGCCGGCAACGGCCGCAGCGGATGCGCTGCCCTTGGTGACCTGGCCGAGCACTTCGCCGGCCACGACGTTTTCGCCGGTGAGAATGACGATCTCATCGCGGGAGCGGGTGCCGTTGGCCTCGCTGTCGATGAATTCGCCGGCATGTTTGCCTTCAGTTAATGTGGTCATAAGTCTTTCCTCCTATGCGTGATGTTTGAAACCCGTTAAGGCGCAGACGCTCTGCGCTACTTTCCGTTAATGACGCCCTGACGGCGGGCGTAAATGCCGGCGGTGTCGATGCCCTGTTTTTCGGCAGCCGTGCCCTGGATCGAGCGGAGGCCGCTGGGTGCGGCGGCGGTGATGGCCTCGAGCATCTGCTGCTGTGAGCCGCTGCCAAAAGCCATTGACTCAACCGAAAGACCAAGGTCGGCAATCTGCTCGGCGGTTAAGTTGGAGGCAACGATGGTCTTGAGTTGCTTGCCGACATCTTCGCCGACGGCCGCGGTGACAACGCTCATCACCCGGGTATTCTCGGCGGTGACGGCTTCGGTCAGGGCGGCGTCGGCATCGGACTGGGCGATCATCCCCTGGCGGGCGGCCTCCTCGATCTGGGCGACGAGTTCTGGATTCTCTTCTCTGAGCTGTTCGATGTTCATGGTTTTGTTCTCCTTTTTGGTCGCCCCGGTCGGTGCCGAAGCTGCAATCAGTCGGGTGCCCTTGCCTTTGCGGGCGTTTTGTATGGCTTTGTCAACGGCGCTCACCTCGTCGGCGAGGCCGGCCTTGACGGCTTTTTTGCCTTCGAAAATCGCCGCCTCGGTGTTGACCACGTCCGCGATCTTCATTCCCCGGTTACGGGCGACGGTCTCGACGAACAGTTGATAGCTGTCGTCGACCATCCCCTGGAGGATCTGCGCGGCCTCCGAGCTGAGCGGCTGGTGCGGCGAGAAGTCGGCCTTGCGGGCGCCGGCAAAAATGTGGGTAACGGCGATGCCGTTCTCTTCTTCCCAGCGGGAAAACTCGGTATGCGTGGCGATGACGCCAACCGAACCGACGCCTCCGGTGCGCGGCAGCACGATGCGGCTGCAGGCACTGGCCAGCAGGTAGCCGGCCGAGTAGGCCTCTTCGTTAACCACGGCGGTGATCGGCTTGATGCCGCGCGACTGGTAGATGTGGTCGGCCAGGTCGAACGCGCCGTTGACCTCGCCGCCCGGGGTGTCGAGGTCAAGGACGATCCCTTGCACGCCATCGTCGGCCAGCGCCGTGTCAAAGGCGTGGCGGATCTCGCCGTAGGTGGTCGGCCCTCCGGACGGGAAGTCCATCGCCAGCACCCGGTGCATCAGCGGACCATAGACACCGATAATGCCGATGCCGTTTTTGACCACGTAACCGGCCCTGGCCCGCTCACGGTCAGAGATCTCCAGCGCTTCGTTGCGCGGCAGTCCGACCACATCAAGCCCGGCCCGCTGACCGAAGACGTGCAGAATGGTGTTGAGTTTGCCTTCCGAAATCATCAGCGGCCGGTTGAACAGCCGCTCGGCGATACGCATGTTTCTCATACGGTTGCTTCCTCCGTGGATAGTGCCTCGCTGATCTCCGTCTCCATGGCCTGGCTGACGAGGTCCGGGGCATCAATGGCGGCACCCTGGCTGGTCGCGCCCTGATTGGCGTCGCTGCCGAGCTGGGCGTCCTTGGCCTGCTTGACGCTGGGCGGGTCGGGGTCGAGGTCCAGATCTTTAAACAGCTTCCGCTCGCGGCTGCGCTGCTTGGCCTGGGCTTCCCAATCCTTGTTCTTCTTGGCGGCGATGTCGGCCAGGGTGGTGGTGCCGGCGTTGAGACCCATAATGTCGGCGACCATCTCCTTGACCGGGTCGACGTTGGTTCGCTCGGGGCCGATCCAGGTGGCGGCGCAGTATTCGGCGCGGTGGGTGTAGAAGTCGGGAGCGCCGGCCGGCAGCTTGATGCGTCCGATCAGCACGGCCTCTTCGAAGAACATCTCCCAGACCTGCTGGCAGAAGAAGTTGACCAGCCAGTCCTGGTACATCTCGAAGACCCGCCAGGCTTCCTGCAGGGCAGCGCGGGCGGATGAATAGTTGGTCTTGCTGAAATCCTTGGCGATGATCTCGTAGGGCATGCCGGTCGCGGCGCCAAAAGCCCGCAGCGCGGTCTCGACGAAGATCTGGAAACTGTTGGTCGGCCGGTCGCTCTTGAGGATGTGCGGCTTTTCGCCGCTGTTGCCGTAAAGGATCTGCCCCGGTGGCACCTCCTGGTAGTGGCTGGTGCTGCCGTCGGCGTTGGTCTGCGCCTTGACGCCACCGAGACCGGTCGCATCGTAGGCGTTGGTCTTCTCGATAAAGACCGGGAAGCTGGCGGCGATGATCGCGCCGAGCAGCTCGTAGTCCATGTAGTCGGCGAAGTTGCGGAAGAACGACATGGCCGGCGCCAGCACCGAAACGCCGCGCACCTGCTCGGGATACTTGGCGTGGAAGCGGTGCATCACCACGTGCCTGTGACCGCGCCTGGGTGGCAGCTCGTCGAAGCTGGTCGAAAACATGCGGCTGATCAGCTGGCCGTCGGTCGGGTTGGCGATGAAATGGCCGATCGGCTCTCCGAGCGGACCGAGACGGATGCCGTCGCGGACATCGGCGTTGGCCGAGAGGTCGGACGGGGTTCGCATGCGCAGCGGATCGAGGGTCTGCAGGGCCAGCCGGTATCGGCGGGCCGGGTTGTCGAGCATCAGCGGCAGGTTGAGAAACTCGCCGTTGACCAGCATCGACCAGAGGTTTTGAAATTGGATGCCGTAAAAATCGGAGACACCGCGGGCGTCGGCCTCGCGGTTGAAGAGTTCAAACTCCCACTCGGCCTGCTCGCCGATCTCGGTGGCCTGCTCTTCGGTGATGCCGAGACGCTTGTAGTTAGGCTTGCTCTGCGGCCAGAGGCCCGGGCCGACGGCATTGACACTGATCGCTTCGACCAGGCTGCAGGCGTGGGGATCGTTGGCGACCAGGTCGTTTGTGCGGTTGACCAGGCGTTCGCGCTGGCGTCCCTCTTCGGCGTAGTTGACACGGCGCGGGTTCCAGTTGGCCATCGGGCCGGTGTGACTGCCACCAGCGCGGGAGATGACCGGCGCTCGGCCGCCGGCGGTGGCACTCAGCGCCGACTGCATCATTTTGGCCTGGCGATTGGCCTGGCGGATCATCGCAAAGCGGGACGGCTCAGCCACGGAAGACCCTCCCCTGAATCGATTGCGGACCGTGCCCGGTGGTCAGTTGGGCGCGTTGCTCCTGCAGCCAGACAAGATGGTCCTGCAGCGCCTTGACCTGCTCGCGCTGCACCTGGATGCGCTGACCACCAGGGTCAACCGTATAGGAGAGCTTCTTCCGGGCGGCTGCAAGGTCGGCCTTTGCCTGGGTGATCTCGGCGTCGATTTCTTCGGCGGTATAAAGGGGGGTAATAGACATGCCCCGATGATCAGGGCTTTAAAGGATAAAGTCATGCACGTGATGCACGCAGTGCACGTGATGCACGCAGTGCACAACTTTTTTACAAAATGGGTGTTTTTTTGTAATAGACGGGGTGGACTATTGGCTCACCACAGAGGCACAGAGGGCACAGAGAACGGAATGGTAAAAGATTGGTATTTTATAAGATAAAGTTGATCATGTCAATATGTAGTGGTTGCCTGGTTCGTTCCTATACAATATCTTGCTTCTGCCCCGGCATTTCGACCTTGACACTCGCATCTTGGATGATACATTTTTGGAAAACAAAAGATGGTCCGTGCTGCACGGTTTATACAAGAGAGAATTCATTTTCTTGGCTTCGTAAGAGAGCGAGAATTTCAAAACAATGAGATTACACAAAAAGCATATTATCTACCTAATCCTCACATGTTAACGAATGAAGAAGCTAAGAAAATATATGAGAAATTTCCGTTAAAAAGAAGGGACGTATAACCATGTAATATTCCGGTAAACTAGGCCTGCCGCCTATTTCCCGGTGATCGCAACCACTAAACGACCTTCTCCAGAACAGCCTTGACATAAAACTCACCACACGGCCCACCCTTAACAATGACCCCCTTACCTTCCAAACCACACACCGCCTTTGATGCACGCTTGAATGGCCATCTGGCCTGATAACTAATATCGCTAAAGCTGATCGATCCGATCCCTGACGGCACCCAGCAGGCCATGATTTCTAAAACGCGCCGCTCGTCACCGGTCAGCTCACCAGGGAAAAGATGTTGCTGGTCATGGCTACTGGATCCAGACATGGCTTTCACCCTTTCCTTCCGCATCTGGCGTCACCCAAACCGCCGTCGTCCCAAGAACAAACGTCTCACCCTGCTCGGCCTGCAGCAGCACCTCGCCGATCGTCTCGGCGATTGCCCTGGCGGCCAGAGGCGGGACGGCGTTGCCGATCCACTCGCGCCACTTGCTGTCGGACTTACCGGCCAGCACCAGGGGCGAACCATCCTCAAGCCGCACCGGGAAGGATTGCAGCGCTGCGAGCTCGAGGGTGGTGAGCGGTCGGTGCCAGGTGCCATCGAGTGAGATGATGACCGGCGGCGGGTCGAGGCGTTCGTCTGGCCTGGGGATGCGGGGGTCATTGACGGCTGCAGCGCCGGCATGCAGGTCGAGCGAGCCGAACACGGTCGAGGCGGTCTGGTCCCACGGCTGCACCCCGAATGGCCCCTTGGTGTTGCCTCGAGGCGAGCAACCGAGACGCGGATCCTCGATCGAGGGTGCGCCGCATTGCACGTCGGTGTCGCCGGTGACGGTCGGTGCCTGCCCATCCCAACGGACGACGCGGAACCGGTTGGGATAGACACCCTTTGATTTTGGCAACCGGGGGTCGGCGATCGCGGCCGGAGTGTTGCTGCTGCTCACCTTGGCCGAGGATGTCACGGCAGGCATCTGACTGCCCCAACCATTGACCCCGTAAAGCCCGGGCGAACCGTTGAAATCTGCGGTGTTTTTGTGGAGTCGCGGATCGGCGATACAGGACGCCCCATTGGCAACGTGAGTGGCACCGGTGATCGTGCCGGCTGGTTCACTGAACCGGTTTAACCGGAAATGGGAATAGTGGCGGTTGTCCTTGCCCGGCAGGCGTGGGTCTGCGACAGCTTGTGGACTGTTGCTGGTCCCAACACCGGCACCACCGGTCACGGCCCCTGATGTTTCTCTCATATCAAGCACACCGTAAGCACCCGGCCGAGGTTCATGCTGGATTCGGTATTGCTCCGGAGCGATCTTTTGCAGGTCGCGCCAGTCGCCACCGGCAGGGATCAGCGCCAGCCGTAACCAGGTGAGCCACTTGAGCCGCGGGAGGCGGTGCATCGGTCCGGATCTGGCGTCATCGGGTAGCGGCAGCTGGCCGATAATATCTCCGATGGTTTTGAGCGCCTGCTGGCGCGGCTGGTAGATAAAGGGCTTGAGGCTCTCCCGATGGCGGGCGATCAGCAGAAACCGCTTGCGCCGCTGGCCGAGCCCGCCGATCTCGCCACAGTCGTGGTCGCGCTGATCGACGGCATAACCATAATCTTCGAGCAGGTTGGTGATCTGCCGCAACAGGTGCCGACCGCGGTTTTTGATGCGCGGGACGTTCTCAAGCAGCAGGACCTTGACCGGGTTGTCGGGGAAGGCGTCGAGGGTCAGCTTGATGCCGCGCAGAGTCAGCTCGTTGAGCGCCTGGTAGCGATCGAGCTTAGCCGAGGCTTGCGAGAGGAGTCCGGACAAGCCTTTACAGGGAGGTGAAGTGAAGACCACATCCGGAGCGTGGCCATGGCATGCCTCAAAGATGTCGGCCGGGGCGATCTCAGCCCAGTCTGCCGGTGGCTGCTCGCCATGAAAACGGACATATTGCTCACGGCTGAACAGATCCCAACATTCGGCGCGGTCGCCGGTGATGGTGCGGTAGCTCTCGCAGGCACCCGGGTCGCTGTCGATCGCCAGCACATTTTCAAACCGGCCCGGGACACCGCGCCAGTCAAAGCGGGCTTGCTTGAACCCGAGCGATCCGCCGCCAATGCCGGCGAACAGGTGCAGAGCGCGGTAGGTGTGTTGCGGGGCGTTGGGGTTGTAGGTGGTGGCGCTCATGCGTCACCCCTTTCCAGATTTTCAAGCGCCTGCTCTCGGCTTCCAAACAAGGCATCACGGATTGACGCTGCGCGCTCGAAACGCATTTCCCTCACCGCCTTATCCAGCGCGGCAGTGAGTTTTTTCTTTCTGGTGGATTCGGGGAAAGACCGTCTGCGGCAATCATCCGTCTGCAGCGTAAAAAGTTCACCGGAGCTTACCCATGTGGTGTCATTGCGGCCGGGCCCATAGATGACCTGCCACCTCTCACCCATATTGGTGTAGATCGTTCCGAACTTCAGATATCCGTCATACCCCCTGAACCAGCGCTTCATCCCATTCCGGAGAGAGATTCCCTCGCGGTCTTTATTGTAGCCATAGTCATACTCAGCGGGGACAGGCCACCCGGTTTCGTCGCGCTTAAACCTGTTAGATCCCCACTTATCGTTAAACCCTCTCAGCGGGTTCTGGACTCTTGAAGCCCCACGAATAGATTCGAGAACCTTAGCAGGAGTGACCCCCGCCAGCTTTTTGCCAAAGCTGTAGCCGTGTTCGCCAACCAAGTGAGTGAGGATGGCGCTTACTTCCAACAAGAACCGTTTCTTCATGAGGTAAGGCATCCTTTTAAATTTATCGAAGTCGTACCTACCACCGTTGCGGTTTTCAAAACTGAGGTTCTGGAAAAACTCAACCTTGAGACACCGCCCAGAAAGATCGACGTAAACCTCAAGATCTCCCAGGGCTCCAATGTGCTTCGTTTGAGAAATACAACGCCAGCGACGTTTTGCCTCTGGATCACGATGAACCTTGAAACCACGATCCCGCAGAAAACGGATCAGGGGGCCATAAACATGAAACTTCATTTCGTCTGCGTCGACATGCTCTTCCCAAACCGATATCGACGTATCGTGAATACTGAGGTGTCCGTTTCGTTTCATCATTGGTTTCCCCCTCCCCACGGCAGATCGTTATGTTCGCGGCCATCGAGCAGACGACCGGCCTTCTTTTTGCCGACGCGGTGAATCATTTCATATTGCTCGCCAGGGTGAAGCCTCCCGATCTCAACAGCCTCGGAGTTAACCGGCCCCATGAGCAAACCCGCTTGGTAATAGTCTCCGCTCGGGAAAATACCGAACGGTTTCGGCTCCCACTCTCCAACCCTGGGCCTCCACTCTCCCCACTGCTTAAAGAAGAACGGAACATCGGCAGCAGCGCATTGATCGCGTACTGACCGGGCCCAATCCGGGTGCATCGGTCGTGCACCTGGTCCGGACTCGCCGCCGAGGATGACGGTGTGTATTTTTTCACCATGATTATCGCTGGCCCCATTTCCGTCTGGATTGTCATGCCAGCGATGCCCAGTCAGAGGATTTTGGAAAAAATAACCATTGTAAACATTGTCGATCCTGGTTGGCCCCAACATCGGTTCGATGCTTAGAAACCTCTTCCCGGGGACTTTCAATAGTTGGTGAATACGCTCATCGGCCCGCTGTTGATCTTCGGCGGTGACTCCATGCCAGGCGTTGGTGAGCGGCCAAGCAATACCCTCAACATCAATGTCAGAAATCCTCTCGACCTCGATCCCTATTTCCACTTGTCTCCATGAGTCATTGAAATACTCAGCCATCCGCTCAGCCCGCTTGGTCAGCACCAAAAACGTGTGCTGCGGGGCCAGCGCCATCACGGCATACACCTGGTCGATAAAATCGAACGGCACATCCTCATGGAATAGATCCCCCATCGAGCAGACAAAAATGACGCGCGGTTTCCGCCAGTGCAGCGGTGCCTCGAGGCGGTCCGGATGACAGACCACCTCGAAACCGTTTTCGTAGCCCTTGACGCCCATCCCCTTGAGCCGCTTGGCCATCCGCTCGGCGTAGCAGTTATCACACCCGGGGCTGACTTTGGTGCAGCCGGTGACCGGGTTCCAGGTTTCTTCGGTCCACTCGATCTTGCTAGACATCAGTCACCTCCGCTGCCTTCAGTCGATCAATCTCGGCGGCGATCAGGGCGAGTGATCCATCCGCATGGTTTGCGTCGTGCTCTTTGGTGTAACCTTCTTTGTCGATCTGTCGTTGGCGTTCGGTCTGGATTAATTCGGAACCTGTTTTCATGGCCTCTCTCCTCTTGTCCCTCAGTTATGGTTGATAAAATGCGTCGCGCAAAAATCCATCAAAGGCCGCGTTGAGAAAACTATTCAAATCGTGGACCTGATATCTTCGAGTCAAGATCGCGACTTCCGATTCTTCACCATCTACGAATACCGACACATCCTCTGACGGGATCTTCGCCGCCTCTTCATTCAAACTTTCATAATCGATACCCACAGGCCAACTCGGCGCGCCCTTCAACACCATTCCGTTGGCATGACCGAGATCATCGAGGAGTTTCGCGAGATCTGAGATATCTTGAACAAGACACTTCGGTGACTCAGCACTGGTAAAGCCGAAATGCTCTCTGGCCTCTTCGGCATCGGTGAAGACCGAGTTGCAGTGATAGCACCGCCATTGGTACTCTGCAGCCTTCCCACGTTCAGCCACCACCAACGGGTTGTGATGGCACTCCCAGGCCTGGTGCCCGGAGTCCCCGCAGAGAACACAGCAATCCCCGTCTGGACTGATCTGTGTCATCGCGACTTGGAGTTGGGCTATTGCTATTTGGTAGTCACGAGTTAGAAATCGCATCAGATCGAACCCTCCATACCTCCTACATGTTCCGCAATCGCCTGACCGACCGCATCGATACAACTGGGCGATTTGTGGCACTGGATCCCGGCGAAGGTCTTGACCAGGTCGAGTGGGTTGGTGCCGCTGCGCAGACCGATGGAGACGGCGCGACCGAGCCCTTCCATGGTGGCGGATCCGCAGCCGCCGGACTTGCCGAGCTTGGCGAAGACTTCAAACAACCGGCCGTCTTTGTCGTTGCAGGTGACGTAGATGCGGCCGCAACCGGTCTTGATCTCGTAGGTGGCGCCGGGCAGTCGACGCGGGCGTGGGGTCTTGGTCATGACGCCACCCCGTTATTCAGATTCTCAACCATGCGGTCGGACCGGAACCGTTCAAGCTCGGTTTTGGGAATGCGGATCCCGTTGCGGTCGCCGACGCGGAAGGAGTCGACGCCACCGTTCGACCGGCCCCGGTCGACGAGGATGTAGGCCTGCCGCACAGAACACGGCAGCCGCCTGGCAAACTCTGACGCCGTGTAGGTGTCTTGCTCTTTGAATATCCTCTTGACCTGTTTTTCCATCCCTTACCTCCATATCACTGGTGATCTGTTCAATCTCAACGCCGGCCCCGGTTGTGGAACCACCCCGGGAGATTGCCGCCGGCGGGCGTTGGTTGCTGGTCTCTTGATGCCGGCCGCTCGGCCTGCCCTTCTCCGGTCTCGCGTGTCTCTTTGTCGAACCCGAGGTAGTACGCCAGGGCGATGCCCATCTGCCCGCAGTCGAACAGGTGGTTTTGCGCGTTTTCCGGGGCCTCCCAGAGATGCTTTTCGTTGCGCCATTCGACGCAGAACTGCTTGGCGTAGGTCATCAGACCGTTGGCCAGGGGGACATCCGGGTCGCGGCGCAACAGCTCTTTTTGCACAGCGTCGTAGCCGGAGTGCAGCACCCAGGCGCCAGGGTCGCTGGGGTCGATGGTCAGCTTGTTGGCGAGGATGTCTTTGTGGTAGTGGGTGTCGAGGTGATAGAGCTTGAGCCCGCCGGGGATCGGCTTGTTGACGCCTGGATAGGTCTCGATCTGGCTGACGGTCACCGGGTGGACCTTGCGCCCCTTGGCGCCCTTGCTGGCGAAGATGCCGGTGCGTTTGCACCAGGCGTAGACCTCGGCGGTGCGGTGGCCGGCGGAGTCGATGATGCCGTAGCCGATTTTGTACTCGCGGCCGGCGGCGTCGTAGTAGCTGCGCAGGGTCTGGCACTGTTCGTCGGCAAAGAGCAGCTGGTCGAGGGCCGAGAAGTCTCCGGCGCTGGCGCTCGGGATGTAACCGGCCTTGACCAGCCAGCTGGTGAGAGACGGCCCGAACTGCCAGCCGCGGATCTCGTACCAGAAGCCCTTGTCCTGGGTGTCGACATGTATCGTCAGGGCGTCACTCTCGGGATGGACCTGGCCGGCGTCGCGGTCGTCGCACAGGCGCAGGATCGCGTCTTCCTGGCGCTCTTTGGTCTCTTGCTTGTAGTCGGCCACCAGATAACCGTTGGCGTAGGCAATGCGGGCGCGCAGGTCGCCACTGGCGGTCCGCAGCTTGGCGGCAACGATCTCGGCCAGCGGGATGGTCGGAAAAATCCAGGCGGGAGCGTGCCAGCCGATGGACTCGGGGCGGCTGATCTCGGCGCCGTGCAGGATCTGTGCGCGGCCGCCATGGTAGGCGACGGCCCTGGCGTCTTCGTCCCAGACGCTGCCGCAGTCGGGGCAGGCGAGACCGAGTTCGGCGTGGCCGGCGTTGTCGGGGGTCGTCCCCTCAGGGATGTCGAGATGTTCCTCGCCGGGCAGAACGTAGCCGCCGCAGTCGGGGCAGCGCATAGCCCAGGTCTTGACTTGCGCACAGCCGAGAGTGCCGCGATGGATAAAGCGCTGCGCCGGGGTGCTGGCGAAGACATACTTGGAGCGGTGACGGTCGTCGCGGGCGCGCTTGAGAAACAGGGTGATGGGGTCGGACCCCTCGGAGGTGCGCTCTGGGAACTTGTCGCACTCGTCGGCGATATTGAGCCGGCCGAAGTAAGCGGCCATGCTGCCGGGGGAGTTGGCCCAGGCGGGGAAAAGCCGGATGCCGTGATTGAAGCGGATAGTGCCGCGACTGGTGTCGTCCTGTTTGCCGGAAAGGTAGCGAGCGATGCGCCCGGGGCGGCCGTGATCGTCGCTGGCGCGGAAAACGGGGATGACGCGTTCGCCCATGGCCTTGCGGGCGTCGTGCTCGGTGGGCATGAGCCAGAAAATATTGCCGGACTGGTTGCCCTGGTCGATGGTGGCGCAGACGGCGTTGAGCAGAATCTGGGTCTTGGCGCCGCGCTCAGGAAGACAAACCCACACCTGGCGCACCCAGGGCTGGCCGATGTCGTCCATGATGGGGACGGAGTGGGGGACCATCTCATCGCGCCAGCGGCCGGGCTTGGCATCGATCTCGGTAACGCGCCGGTATTTTCTGGCCCATTGGCTGATACTGAGCCGCTCGGGCGTACGCATGCGCCGCCGCAGCGCTCGGCTTGGCCGGGTGGTGACGGTGCGGCCGGACAGATGCGCGAAAGGGCGCAGGGGGCGGATGGTCTGGTGGATTAGCATGCCTCGTCCTCGCTGTCTTCGATGGTGACGGTGGTTTCTTCGGCGTTGGCGATCTCGTTGCCGGCGACGGCCAGGGCGTCATCGACGATGACCTGCAGCTCGGAGAGCCGGCCCGGCTGGCCACCGCAGGAGTGGATCATAGCGAGCAGATTTTTGCCGATGTGGTAGGCGACGGCGTCGCGCAGGCGGCTGACCCAGACGCAGGTCTCCTCCTCGGCCCGCTCGCGCAGGATCCATGTCCGGTCCATCTCGCGGCGCATGGCATCGGCCTGCATCTCGGCTTTGTCTGCATCGGCCTTGATCTTGCGCGCCTCGTTGCGGGCGGTGTCAAAGGCCTCTACTGGGTCTGAGGCGCGCCGCTCAACGTCGAGCTGCTGGGCATATTGGAGCACCTGGAAGCGGCTGACGGTTTTGTCGCGGTGGACGGCGGGGAAGCCGGCGGCGCAGTCACCGTAAAATTTGCCACGGCTGACCTTGTAACCCTGGGCGGTGATCCAGTCGAGAGCCTGCTTGCGGCTGGCGAAGCGCTCGCCCGCGGGCGCCGGAGCGTCATCGGGGAAATACTTGCCGGTCAGCCGCTCGATGGTCTCCTCGTAAAACGCGCGGGCGGCGTCGAGATCGTCCTTGGCGGCCTTGCCAGGCCTGGACTGGTAAACCCTCATGGCCTCGATGCGGCCGTTGTGAGCCAGCTTGAGTTCGGCCCGGGCGGCTTCATCAGCGGCGCCGAGAAGTTTTTGGAAGCGGTCGCCGCTCATACCGGATACCTCTCGCTAACGTGCTCCGCAATCGCCCGCCCCACTGCGTCGATGCAGCTGGGCGACTTGTGGCACTGAATGCCGCCAAGGGTCTTGGCCAGGTCGAGCGGGCTGGTGCCGCTGCGCAGGCCGATGGAGATGGCGCGACCGAGGCCTTCCATGGTGGCCGATCCACAGCCGCCGGACTTGCCAAGCTTGATGAAAACCTCGAACAGTTTGCCGTCCTGGTCGTTGCAGGAGACGAACACTTCACCGCAGCCGGTGGCGGTTTCGTAGGTGGCGCCGCGCAGCCGGCGCGGGCGGGGCGACTTGGTCATAGTCAACCCCTCCCGGCTTGCGGCGGCATCCCGTTATTGAGCGTCTCTGAGCAGCGCGCCTCACGAAACCGTTCAACCTCGGCTTTGGGGATGCGGATACCCTGGCGGTCGCCGATCCGGAAAGAATCGATGCCACCGTTCGAGCGCCCCATGTCGACCAGCCGGTAAGCCTGCCGAACCGAACACGGCAGCCGGCGGGCGAATTCCGCAGCCGAGTAGGTGTCTTTCTCCCTGAATATCCGCTTGACTTGTCTTTCCATGGCATCCTCCGTAGGTATGGCTAAAATTCAATCTCAACGCCGCCGGCATACGAGGCCGGGTGCGCTGGCGGGCAAATATTAAATCCGGTCCAGCGGGCTCATGGTGGCATTGGGGCGCTGCATCACATGGGTGTAGACCATGGTTGTCTCAAGGCTTTTTCGCCCGCAGCGCGTCGATCTTGCCAAGGTGGATGCCGAGCACCTCGGAGTAGAGAAACCGGATCGCGTTGAAAGCGACATTCTGCGTCGAAGCCGAAACCCGGGCCTTGACCGCCAGGTGGGTGAGATAGGCCTCGATCTCCGGCTCGGCCATCTCTCGCGGGTGGCGCTTGCCATGGAACAGGATGAACTCGCGGACATAGTTACAGTAAGCCGAGGCTGTTGAATTACTGCGTCTCAGCAGCCGGCACTTGTCCCGCAACTGGTCAAGGAGCCTTGGCTGCTGCTTTTGCTGCCCCCCGTTGATGACCGCGAGAGCCGCTGTGGTGCTAGCTTGCTGAGTGGTTTGCATGATTTTCCCTTTCTGATTAAGATGCCGGTTTGGCTGCTTAACAGTGGTTATGACCCTGCCGGAAGTGCGTAGCAAACAATCACAGCACGAGATCCGTCGTCCTCAGTCCGGCCATTTCTATCGCCATTCGTGTGGTCGTGCATCACCCAGGTGACAATCGTGTTTTTCGCGCCAGCGTCAAGAAACCACTGTGCGATCTGCGCCCAGTCAGAAAAGCTGTCATCCCAAAGGTAGATGTACGCCTCGTAAATATCGTCTCCGTATGGGCCTTTCTTGACGAATTCAAGCGCAGCACACTCGCCTAGCGATTTCCCAGCAACAGGGCATCCTCGCCTTTCCGGAAACGGCTCGCGGTCCATAGTGGTTCGCGTACGATCATTTGTTCGAGGGTGCAACTTTTGCCCTCTTGATCTTTGTATATTTTTTCTGGCATAGAATCCTCCAAAAGCATAACCAGCGTAATCCAGCGGACGGAACTAGCGGATCAGGTTCTCGAAGATCACTTTGCCAGGGTTGACAATGTGATCCGCCGTCCGCTGATCGCAATCGTTAGATGCTTCCCGTAACTAAGTCGATTGCGCTCTTACAAACATCACAAAGGTAAAATTTTTCTCCGTTGTCTCGCTTGAATAGATGTCTCTCGTATTCATGCCGCCCTTTTTCACTTCGCACTACGATTCTGTGCCCATAAAGTGTTGTTACATGTTGTGGGCAAAGTGGATTACAACAGAATTTTTCTGCAGCCATTTTCGATCCTTTCGCATCTAACCCGCTAATCAACTGGACGGAAAATAGATGGGTGTTTTAATTGTGGCGATCCGACGCCGCCAGTTATCCGCACCATTATGTGGCATCTAAATTTTCAGCAGCAACGCGCCAATCAATCATCTGCTGTTGTACGTCTTGCAGCGCGAACATGCTATTCACTAAGTCGTTCTTCTTTGTCTCGGTTGCATGTTCTCCAATTAGCGTGTCAACTGCCTTTAGTTTTTCATAGTCGGCCTTCAGTTCGGCTACCTTGTTCTTAACTATCTGCATGTAATTGTCATGGATCGTCTTGCTATCAGTCATAATATCAGTCTCCTTTTGCAAAACAGGCCACATAACAAGCTAATTAACGCGGATGGAATGGGCCTCTGTGGTTTACGAAAAGCAAAATCTAAATTGCGTTAAAACTTGGCTGGTAGCATCGCCACCGGTTATCGCTGGCGTTGTAAATCAATCGCGCAAAATCATAAAAACAACCCGGTCTGCACTTCGTTGGTCAGTCTCTGCTCCGCCGTTTCACAGTGCGACCCATTCCGTTCAATACAAATAGCGGTACGCCCGGCGGATTCTGCGGCAATCGCTGTCGATCCGCTCCCCCCAAAAGGGTCCAGGACCACCCCTCCCGGCGGGCAGACGACTTTTATTAGGGTTTCCAGAAGCTCGGTAGGCTTCTCCGTTTGGTGGCGGCGCGTGTCAGCATTAATCCTTTTCGACTTCAGCACATTACCAGTGCCTTTGTCGTAATATTCTGCCCTGCCGGCGGTAAAATGCAGAATGCACTCATGCTGTGCCCGAAACCCGTTGCCAAGCCCGGCGCTTGGCTTCATCCAGACAACAAGGTTTTGGTAGCGCACACCTGAACTCTCGATCGCTGGAACCAGATGCGGCAGCATCCGCCAGTCGGTGAAAAACAGCATACTTCCCCCGCCAGCCAGTAGCCGAATCCCCTCGAAAGCCACCGCCCGGAGGAGGTAGCCCAAACCAACGGAGCCCATTTGATCGCCAGTGAACCAACCAACGTCCCGCAGAGTCTCGGAGCGCAGGCCCTGCCCTGGTGCGCTTCTCCGCTCCGTTTCCGTAAATCCCCCGGAACAGTAAGGGGGGTCGGTCACGATGGCATTCACGCACCCATCGGGCAGGGATTTCATTACTTGGAGACAATCGCCGTGAATAATTTGTGACATTCTAAGTACCCCTATGGGCCTGCGGCCCAGCGCGATTAATTCACAACCCAGCGGTCAAGTGGACGAGGAAACCGTCCGCCGCTTACCTTCATCGTTCGGGGGACGCTGCGCGTCACCCGAACGGGGCCCCGGGTGAGAGGTGGCTCTGTGACGCTGCGCGCCACCGAACCACCAGGTGGAGCAGACCCGAATGGGCGGCTCACCCGGGGCCCCGTTCTACGGCTCAATAATCGTAAGGGCTTTCGTATCCGCTTAGGCACTCATCACAAAGGGCGTGTGCCTTCCAACTGTGGTTTTTAGGGACCCATTCACTCCGTTTCACGAATCGGCCACAATCATGGCATTTTTTGTGGTAACCAACTTCCGGGCTTGCCGTAGAACCAGGCGTTCGAGCGGAATTATTACCCTCGGCGCGTTTAAGATGTTTCTCAGCAAACTCAGCAAATGGCATGTCCATATCTATTGTCATCTTATCCTCCATAATCCGCTCAACTTAATTGTTCGGGGGACGCTGCGCGTCACCCGAACGGGGCCCCGGGTGAGAGGTGGCTCTGTGACGCTGCGCGCCACCGAACCACCAGGTGGAGCAGACCCGAATGGGCGGCTCACCCGGGGCCCCGTTAGGCGTAAATCAGGGCAGCGGTTCAATCGTGTCCGCCCAGGTGCAGAAACCACCGTCCCCAAGTTCCCGGCAAAGTGCATCGTGCAGCACAGTCGAGAGTTCGTCCCATCCGATGCTGTTGTCGTTCATGTGGTGCTTCCGGTATGCGGCCTTCACGGCTTCGAGCAGATGATTCTTTTCTTCCTTCGGCATCGGTGGCTTCGGGCACGGCCCGGAATAGCCGTGGAACTTAAACATTTCCTCTCCGTCCGGCATCGGCTCACCACAAATCGTGCATTTCGCTGTTTCTGCCATTTTCGTCTCCGATCCGCGCCTAACCAGGCGCTCAAGCGGACTTGCTACGCAAGCGCGCTTAGCTCAATCGTTATAAATATTCCCGAACTACTGTCTCGCCTCTAGCACTGCTGTCTGTCCGGTGAAATTTTCCCAGCGTTTGACGGCAACATCCACATACGCCGGGTTCAGTTCGATGGCGTAGCACGTCCGACCCGTCTGCTCCGCCGCGATGATCGTTGTCCCCGATCCAGAAAAAGGCTCATACACGGCATCCCCCGGCTTGCTGTTGTTCTGGATCGGACGCCGCATGCACTCGACAGGCTTCTGTGTGCTGTGGCCCGTCTCGCTTTTCAGTGGCTTGTCGATTTCCCAGACCGTTGTCTCGTCGCCGGAAATTGCATGGATCACCTCGGCATCTGCTCGCCGAACAAAAACCTCCTCGCCAGGGTGGAGCAGGTCGTCAACGAATCGCCACAAAGTCGTTTTCTTTCGGCCCCCGTTCCATTTTGCCGTCGCTCCTTTTTTTACGACATACCAGCATGGCTCGTGCATGTGGTGGTAATGCCCGCGACTGATTACAAAGTTTGACTTTGCCCAGATAATCAGCGCCCTGCGCTCAAACCGGCACGATTCCAGAGAAGCGGCCACTTCCGGTGAAAAAGTAGAAGCATGCCAGACATAAGCAACATCACCGGGGAAAAGCGCCCACGCTTCACGCCAATCGGCACGGTCATCATTCAAAACTTTGCCAGCGGCAATGCCCTCGCGACTCAATCCGCACTTTGTACGCCACGATGCATCATATTCCACACCATATGGCGGGTCGGTCACCATCAAGTGCGGCTTTGCCCCCCCCCAGCAGCAGAGAAACAACGTCGGCATCCGTGCAACTGCCGCAGACGATGCGGTGCCGCCCCAGTTGCCAGACGTCGCCTGGTTGCGTTATCGGTTCAGCAGGAACTTCCGGCACCTCGTTTTCATCAGTCAGGCCGCCATTCGGATCAAGAAAAGCCAGCAGGTCTTTTAGTTCGACCGCTTCAAATCCAAGCAAGTCAAGGTCATACCCGATCTCGTTTAGTTCGCCGAGTTCCAGCCGCAAGATGTCCATGTCCCAACCGGCATTCTCGGCCAGCTTGTTGTCTGCGATGATGTAGGCACGTTTCTGTGCTTCAGACAGATGAGCAAGCCGCAGACAGGGCACAACCACCATCCCCATGCTTTCAGCCGCCATGACGCGCCCGTGCCCCGCAATGATCCCGCCAGAGGAATCAATCAAGACCGGATTCGTAAACCCGAACTCCCGGAGGCTGGCCGCGATCTGCTTGACCTGTTCAGGGGAATGCGTGCGGCTGTTCTTGTCGTATGCCGTCAGGCTTGCCAGTGGCATCATTTCAATTTGTGGATCGGTCATAAACCTACCTTGTTGAATGGGTTGATGAAAAATATTTATAACAAGGCGTTATGCGCCGAGATCATGAATCTTCTTCCGCAAATTTTGCGGCAGGGTAAATTTCGAGTTTTCCATGAAATTTTGAACATCCCATGCTTTGATTTCGGCGATAAGGTCAAGGGCCTCCTCGCCTTTCCGGAAACGGCTTGCGGTCCACAGTGGTTCACGCGCGATCATTTGTTCGAGGGTGCAACTTTTACCCTCTTGATCTTTGTAAATTTTCCCTGGCATCTAATCCTCCCAAAGCATAACCAGCGTAACGCAGCAAACGGGACTGATCCGCCGGGCCTCGAAATAGCCTCAACGGCTCCACCGTTCCGTCGCCGTCCACTGACAGCATCGTTCGGGCCAGCTCCGCAGCCCGGGCCGGTCTCCTGTCAAACAACCTTCCCCAACACCGCCTTGACATAAAATCCACCACACGGCCCGCCACCGACCGGGGTGGTGGTGAACTGATCGAGGGTGTCCTGGTGGCGGCACTGGCCGCAAGTGATGGTGATGTAGGTCATGTCCTGGCTCTCCCATGTTTGGCGATTCTGGCCCGCGACGGGTCGAAGCTGGTCGGCTCGTGGTGGCGGGTGTGGATCTCGGTGACTTTGCGGACCGAGGCCTCGCGGAACACCTGCTTGGCCATCAGCGCGGCAGTGGCTTCCGGTTCATACCCCTTGAGCGTCTCGATCTCGGCCTGGCAGAAAACGGCGTGCTCCGGATAACGATCGAGCAGCAGCTGCCGATCGCGCCCGTCGGTGGCGATGATCAGCGGCTTGCCGTCGCGCGAGACGAGTTCGGCGTAGGTGCCGAAGGTGTTGAGTCGCGGCTCTTGAATGGCCGGCTCTGCCACCACATCGGGGACAGCCGTCACCGGCTGGCGCTGAATGCGCAGCCCGGGCGGCAGGCCGCGGGTGATCCACTCGCGCAGATCGCCGCCGTGATCCTGGACGAATTCGCCGGGGTCTTTGCCGGCCGGGACCGGCCAGCGTTTGGACTGGCGATAGGTCTGGCTCCACCAGATGGAGCTATGGCCGCCGGGGTTTTCGTGCTTGCCGGTGGTTTCGTTGATGCGCGGCTCAAAATCGAGGGCGACGAGGATCGCCAGCGCCTGATCGAGGATGCCGGCGGCGCGGGTGCGCGGCTTGACGCTGCAGCTGGCCAGGGGGATAGCGCCGACCAGGTCGCCGGCCTGCCAGTCGATGAGCAGCCCGTCGAGGTCGGATTCGACGATGACAAAGGCGCGGCGCTCGGCGCCGTAGACCGGCACGTCGTCGCTGCTGCCCTTGAGGGCGATGTACTTGCCGCGACCGTCGGCGAGGTCATCGGCGTGGCGGCGGAAGCGGACGCGGTCGACGTGGCCGGCAACAACGGTCGGGATGACCAAACCGCGCGGGATCCAGACCTTCTTTTCGCGGCCGTTGGCGTTCTTCTCGAGCGGCTGGCCCCATTCGGCCAGCTGGCGGAACTTGGTTTCCGGCCACCAGCCGAGGGTGTACTTGCGCACGGCGTCGAGCGGCAGCCCGCGAGCGGCGAGCCAGGCGAGCTGCGCGGGTTCGCGCAGCAGCCGCTGGTGCGCCCACTCGACCAGGATAGCGGCGTTGTCGCTCCAGAGGTCGGCGGGTTGCCGGGCTTCGGCGGGGGCCCAGACCGGTTTGTCGGCTGGCGCGGTTGGCGTCTGCCGGTGGCGCTGGCTCTCGGCGCGGTGCCCGGCCTGGCCACGCCCGAGGCGGCACTTGTAACGGACCGGGCAGCTGGTCGACGTACAATCGAGGCCGAGCGCGGTGTGAGCATCGGGGCAGCTCTTGTTTTCGAACTGGCGCAGGAAGCTGACGGCATCGCCGCCAGATGGCGTGCAGGTGCGGCAGAAGAACCGGCCGTCCGGCTTGACGCTGAATCGGTCGGTCTTGTCGGGGCCGCTCTTGCCGGGCCCGCACGCCGGGCAGGCGCCGTGCCATTCGGAGCCGACCTTGCGCAGGGTGACGTGCTGCTGGGCGAGTTCGAGGAGGTTCATGCGGTCACCCACTGTCTGGCGATAAGCACAGGTCTCGCCCACTGTTTCTGCCAGCGCATCCAGTCTGCAGAGCGCCGGCCGCTTTTATCCCTATAGAGCATAGCCATTGGCATGAAACCGGCTGACTGGACATCGCGCAGCCGTTTAGCTGCCGCCTCGAAAGTGTCTTTCGGGTACCCACTCAAAACGTAGGCCCGCAGAGAATGGCTTTTAACGGTCCACCCCGCGGCCAGAAGCATTTCACCGGCACGGCGCAGCGGATTTAGATCGTCTGGCGTGTCATAGGCGAAAAACATCTGTTTCGGTCGCAATTTGCGCAACAGGTCAACGTGCCACTGCTGCAACCTGTCTGCCTCAAGCCCACCGGTAAACTCAGGCCGCCGACCGAACTGTTTTTTGCCGCGCTGCATGGCGGCCACAACCTCACGCACATGGTGTTCTGGACAAGCCAGGAGGTTACTGGAAAGGTCGTTCCAACCATCGTGGATCGAGAGCAGACGCAGATTGGTGTTGCGTTCGACGCAAAACCAACATGAGTTTGGGCAGCCGCGTGAATGAATAATGTAGCCGCTTTTCACGTACATCCCAGGGACAAACTCACCACCGGTATCCCCTGTCGCTGGCCCGCCGATCTTCACCGGTGCTACAGGCTCCCAAGCTTTTGCCAATTGTTCAGCAATCCGAAGATCCCAAGTAAACGCCACAGATACATGAACCTCATCGGCCTCGTCGAAAAGCCCAGGGCTCCTATTCACGGCTACGAGTCCATCATCAGGGGTAGCAGCTGTCCGGCGTGGGAACACACGGATAATTCTCTTGCCAGCAGAGTAATCTTCAGAATAAGGATTAGAAATTTTATGACGAAATGACGAAGCTGATTTAGTAGTAAATTTCGTCATCATAGCTGTAACTCCTTGTTTTTATTTATATTGAACTCTTAAAATGACGAAATGACGAAAGTCTTTAGAACTACAAATTGTTTGACTCTTTTTTTCTCTGACAACAAACTCCATTTACTTAACGCGCGCGCGCACGCGCAGGAGAGAGTTTGGGCAACTCTCGTCATTTCGTCATAAGGTCATACTTTTATTTATAATTTCAATAACTTGTGGCTATGATGACGAAATTTTTGCTGTTTTTCGGTTCGTCATTTCGTCATAATCCCCGCCCCCCTCAGTGGGGCGAAACCCGCCATGGTCAGTGGTCATGAATAGCCCGCTGGCAGGCTGAGGCCGAAGACCCGCACCTGGCCGCTGGTCTCCTTGGCTGGCGGCACGTTGTAACCTTTGCGGCGCAGCTGGTCGGTGATGGCCTTGTTGGTCGGCCGGTAGCGCGGCGACTCGTCGACATTCTCCTCGTACCAGAGTTTGAATCCCTCATAGAACCGTTTGAACGGGAGCCAGTCGGCCGGATCGGCGTGGGTGCAGACGTTCTCGATAAACCGTTCGAGGTGATCTTCATTGCGGCGGATCTGTTCGGCCGCGGCCCTCAAACTCTGTGGCGGGTTGATGCCGCCCTCAAGCTGCCAGAGCAAACAGCCGCGCACCAGCCAGGCGAGGATCCAGGGGGCCTCCTCTTTGAGTTTGTTCGGCAGGTCGGGATCTTTCTGGCGGAAGATCTGCGCGTTTTGCGGGTCGCGCTCGGCGTGGTGTTTGGGATCGTCGACATAGCGCAGCGGGTATTGGAAATAGAGCAGCCGGCGCAGCATGGCAAAATCTGAGGCGAGCCCCCTGGGCGGGTGGTTGGTGTAGAGCACCAGGGTATGGGTCGGATCGAAGTTGATCTCATACTTGTCGTGCGGTGACCGGGCCTTGATCTTGTCGCCGCCGGTGAGGCGTTTGACTTTGGCGGCGCTGATGCGGCGGTTCTCTTCGGTCTCGCTGGCGACGGCCAGCCGGCGGCCGTGGAGTGAGATGAGTTCGGGATCCGGCCCACCGCTGGTCTTGTTGTTTTTCTGCTGCATCAGCATCTCGGGGTCGATGCTCCAGGCGAGCTCGCCGAGGATATGGAGCAGCAGCTCGAACAGGGTGCCTTTGCCGTTGGCGCCGTCGCCGATGAAACAGGCGATATAGTGTTCGGTGGTGAGACCGGTGAGGGCGTAGCCGAGCAATCGGTGAACGCAATCGATGATCTCCTGGTCGGACTGGTGGATCTCGTCGATAAACTTGGCGAAGTTTGGCGCCTGGAAGCCTTCTCCAGTGGCGAGGTAGTGTTCGACCTCGGGCCCTTCCGGGAAAGGGGTATCGACGGCCCGCACCAGGTAGTCGGCGGGATCGCCAGGTTGGAGCATGCCGGTGCGTAGATCGATAACGCCGTTGGGACAGGCGAGCAGCCAGGGCTTGCGGTCGATCTCATCCCCTTTGAGAGCGAGGGGCTGTTCGACGCAGCTGGCCCAGTTGAGGCAGTTGTTCATGCCGCGCCAGCCGCGCAGGCGATCGACGCGGCCGTCGAGGGACTTGCGCTTGCTGGTCAATCTGGCGATTTGCTTGGACAGGCGCTCGGCTTCGCGTTTTTTGACCCGGGCGCCGTCTTTATCGTCGGCGGCCTCGAGGTTTGCGGCCTGCTCTTCGACTGCGGTCATCTGGCTGCGCAGGTCGGCGATCTCGTCGGAGATCAATCCGGACTGTTTGAGATATTTGACGGCGACGTCTTCGACGACTCGGACGGCTTCGTCGAGGTGATCGTATTGCCAGTGGTGGCCGGCCCACATCATCCACGGCTTATCCTTCTTGGATTTGTTGCAGAGGAAGCGGCCGCGGTGGATGGCGGCATAGAGGATGCCGTCGCCGCGCTCGTTGCTGGCAAGGCACTGCAGGACGAAGCGCGGATCGTCTGGTCCGCCGGCGTCGCTGCCCTTGTCATCACCATTGAGGGTGGCGAACTGCTCGGCTTCTTCCTGAACGCGCTCTTCGACCTTGTCGCGCAGATCGACGATGTTGTCCTTCTTTTGGCTCATAAGCCGGCGGCCTCGTGGAAACGGCGCTGCCAGGCGCGAACGGTATCGGTTGAAAGGTGGCTTGCTGTAGAGATGTCCTTGAGATCACAGTCGAGAGTACTCAACTGTGCGACCTGAAAGAGTTGTCGATCGTCGGCTTTGGCTCCGTCGATCAAGGTACCGGTTCGGTAGGTAAACCACTGGCCGCAAGTGTTGCAGCGTACTCGGCCGCCGGCGTTGAACGTCTCGGACTGACGGCCTGTGACGGATATCCCGCAACCCGGACAGCCAGGACCATATGGGTGCAACCGGCGGATCCAGAACATCCGGCAGGCCCCCTGGTCAAGCATGTCCACTCCCGAAACCACTGCACACTGCATCATGCAACCCTCTGAAAAAACACGTTAATTTCCATTCTTCCAGCCAAATTCAAAAACTCATGTGGACTCAAACAACGGGGTTCGCATTACCGTGTCGTTTGCGGCGTCAGGAAGGACCCGCAACGCCTAAGTGACTGAAATTTAAAAGATAAAGACATAAACATTTGCCACCACACCGATTTTCAAAAACGTTGGGGTTATTTCTTTAACTTGAACGCTGAGCGAAAGGCGTTGTCGATCGCCTTGTCAACCGCCGCTGGCATGGCATCGTAGGCTGCGTCTTCGGCCTCCTCAAAAAATGGGAACCTCCGGCGATAGCTGGTCTTTTCCACAAAGATCAAGATCGATTTGAGGTCTGGGCTGTTCTTCGGGCCTACCCGTTGGTAGATACCTGAAAGAACTTTCCCCCCGGCCTGGCGCTTGAGTACAAAATAATCCCCCTGGCCTGAGTTCCGCTTAATCGAATTCTTGGTCGTGTTGGCATACGGGTCCATCTGGGCGCCGACAGCCGAGAGGATTTTATTGATCTGGCCTCGCGACATATTCCCGTAACGGTCGAGTTTGGCTCCGTAGCCAGGGACGGCGTATTGGTTCGACCCGCGCAGAATCCCCTTTTGCCGCAGTTGTTTCTCGAACCCTTTGGGCGGTCGCTTTACTCCCTCGATGTGATGCGCCAGTGAGTTGATCGAGCCGTCCTTGATCCAGACCACCGCCTGCTGGTTGGTTTTTGTTGCGGCTTTGAGCAGAATTGCCCCCATGGTCCAGCGAGTCGGTCGGTCGAACCAATGCGGCAAACCTTTTGTCACAGCAGCCTTCCCGGCTTGGCCCATTTGCGTTAGGGTGTAGGCCATTGCAAACGGGATCTCGCTTTCCAGGTTTCGCAGTTCACGATTGAGCCGATTGAGGTCCTCTTGAAACTTGCTGATTTTAATATTAACCATGACGAAATCCTTTTTGGCGGTCCTTCCGGGAGGGGCGCGGGGAAAACGAGACGGGCAAACCACAACTGGCGGCCGGCACCGCCCTTGCGTGCGACAGAATCATCATCC